CGGTTTTGAACTTCAGCGAACCCATGAAGACCTTGGAAGCCTTGGTCTTACAAAAGAAGCTCGTTCACGACGGCGACCCTGTTCTTGGCTGGATGGCCAGCAACGTGGTGGCTCACTTGGACGTCAAAGACAACATCTATCCACGCAAGGAGCGAGCAGAAAACAAGATAGACGGAATCGTGGCCTTGATCATGGCGCTCTCACGCGCAATCAAACCGGGTGAATCGGTGGTCCTGGGTTCTGACTATGAGTTGATGGTGCTCTGAAACAATGGGACTTTTCACATTACTTGATCGATTCAAAGCCTCCTCAAGCGATCGCTCTCCATGGGGCGATTTCTTTTTTGAGCCTGTCTCAGTCCGGAGCTCCTCAGGCATTCGTGTCTCGCCCGACGGGGCGCTGCGGCTGTCGGCGGTTTACGCCTGTGTGCGCATCCTGTCGGAGACGATGGCATCTTTGCCAGTGGTGGTCTATCGCCAACGCAAGGATGGTGGCAAAGACCGGGTGACGGATCACTGGCTCTACAACCTACTAGCCAGAAAACCCAATCGCTTCCAAAACCCCTTCGAGTGGCGAGAGATGCTGCAAGGGCACCTGTCCCTCAGAGGCAATGCGTTTTGTCAGATCATCTCCAACCCCAGAGGGGAGATCACCGAGTTGATGCCCATCCATCCTGACCGTGTACGCATGGAGGTGATGGACAGCGGAGACTTCCGCTACCGGGTGCGCATGCAAAGCGGTGAAGAAACAGTTTTTCCAAGAGGTCAGATCTGGCATCTGAGAGGTTTGTCATCGGACGGTTTGATGGGCATGAGCCCGATTGAGCTGGCAAGAGAAAGTCTTGGCATGGCTTTGGCTGCGCAGGACTATGGAGCTAGGTTCTTCACCAACGACGCCAAACCCACTGGTGGCTGGATTGAGTTTCCCGGCACCTTCAAGGATGCCGAAGCCAAACGGGTGTTTCGTGATTCGTATCAGTCGGCACAGGCTGGCTCGAACCGGGGCAAGGTGCTCGTACTCGAGAACGGCATGAAGTTTCATGAGGTGGGTGTCACGAACAAGGATGCTCAGTTTCTAGAACTACGCAAGTTCCAGATAACCGATATCGCTCGAATGTTCCGTGTGCCACCGCACATGATTGCTGATTTAGATCGAGCGACCTTCTCCAACATCGAGCAGCAAAGCCTTGAGTTCGTCATGCACACCATGACGCCATGGGCTGAGCGTTGGGAGGCGTCCATCGAAGCGGAGCTTCTCCCCGATGGTGATGCGCTGGAGATCGAGTTTGACTTTGCCAATCTCATGCGAGGGGACGCTGCAAGTCGTTCAGCCTATTACCAAAGCGGTATCCAAAACGGATGGCTCACCCGAAATGAGGCACGCATCTCAGAAAACCTCAACCCGCTGCAAGGACTGGATCAACCGCTTCGACCGCTGAACATGGTGGAAGAGGAAGACGCTGAAGAGGCCGAACAAGAGCAAGAACCAAACGATGCAGAGCCCGCAGATCAAAACACGCCACCAGCTGATCAAGAGCTGAGTTCGCGGTTTCGGATGCTGGTGGAGTCAAACGCAAAGCGATTGTCTAGGCGCATCACAAAAAAGGGTTCCGTCACTAAGAACGAAATCGAACTGATTGCACAAGCCTTTGGATTGACTTCCTCGCATGTGCAGCAGTGGGCACAACAACAAGTCATGCCTTTGGAGGCTGAGGGTCTGGCGGCATCACTTATTCAACTAGGAATGAATCAATGAACAAACAACTACTTCTCTCAGAATTTCTGACCACCCCTTGGGCGCTGATGCCCGAGCGGTTGCAGGCTATGTCTGGCATCTTGACCCGTTGGTCTGCGGGTGAGCCGCCTAGCGATGAGACCTTGTTTCAGGTCAACACCGATCGTGTGCTTCGTGACAGTCGCAAACAAATGGCTGCAGCCAGCGCAGGATCAGGCATCGCGGTATTGCCTCTGTATGGTGTGGTGACACAGCGCGGCAATATGGTTGACGACATCTCGGGTCCTGGTAGTACCAGCACCCAGCAGTTCGCTGCTGTGCTTCGTCAGATGCTGGCTGATGACACCGTAGGTCAAATCCTGATCGACATCGACAGTCCTGGTGGCAGCGTCTATGGTGTGGCTGAGTTGGCCAGCGAGATCGTCAAAGCACGAGCTCAAAAGCCAGTCATTGCTGTGGCTAACAGCCTGGCCGCATCGGCTGCGTATTGGCTCGGGTGCTC